CCCCCTCCCATTCCCATATAATAGCCTTGACTCCGTCCGAAACGAAGAAGGTCCCAGACAATCAAGAAATAATCATCAAAGCCCATTTGGTGAATAATGTCTAATTCATGCTCCAGACGTTCTTGATAGACCGGATTGGTCAAGTTCTTTCGAAGAAGACCCGCTTGAGCTAATTCTCTCAGTTCCTCAACAGCTGGTTTCTGAGGATTGAAGCGAGGCAATTTCAACTGAGTATCAATGTCGTATTGAATTCCTTGGACAAGTTTTTCCAGATTTGTGATGGCTTGAGGAAATCTCTCTGAGAAATCATTCTTTAAATCCTGAGGTTTTTTTAGGACTGTTGTAGGATCATTTGGCCCTGTTTCCGTCAAGCTTTGATTGTCCTTGATGGCTGCCAGCATCTGCATGGCTTCCACATCTTCCTCCTCAAAAAAACGCACAGTATGAAGAGGGAGCACAGGGTGGCTAAACTCTTGGACCGGCGTATCGGCAAAAACTCCGATGAAGTAATCTAGACCAAGTGGCAAGTCTTCACTGGCAAAAGGCGCTGGGACAATGACTGCTACTCCTTCTGTAAGGTGCTTCACATCCTCCCAATTGTTTTTCCCCATCATTTTGAGGGTCGACATTTTCATCAGATTCTGATACCCCCTCGTTGACAGGGCAATCATCCGAAACGGAATTGTTTCATTGTCTACCTCTAGTCCAACTTCTAAACCGACCAAGGGGCTGAGGTTGTGGGCCTTACAGGCTTCGATAAATTCATAAGCACCATACAAATTATCTACATCCATGATTCCCAATGCGTCATACCCCATGCTTTTAGCCACTTGAACATAGTCTTTTATGGTTACAAGGCTTTCCAGAAAGGTATAGACTGATTTGGTATCTAGCTGTGCAATCACTGTTTTCTCCTCCCTCACTCGTCTATTTTTGATAACTCCTTTTGTAACTCTTTTTTGTACAAAAAAACACCACTGCTACACAATGATGTCTCAACAACGGAAGACATGGGATTCGAACCCACGCACGCTTTTACACGCCTACCGCGTTTCCAACACGGCCTCTTAAGCCTCTTGAGTAATCTTCCAAAATTATATATGGAGCCGGTGGGAGTTTCTAAAACTCAATTATATAGCTGTCTTTAGATTTTAGGGTCTGTTTTAGGTACTGACTTCTAAAACTCCACAAGTTCATTGCTCACATTGTTAGTTTAGCATAGCTTCCAAGAAAGTTCAAGTTTTATTTTTTTATATTAGACACAAAAGGAAGTTATTTAATAGGAAAAGATTTTTTTGATAGTTGTTTGAGGTTATAACAGACAATCTTTGAAATGTCTGTTATAACAGAAAAACCCTCCAATGAGGAGGGTTTCTGTTTCTTATTTAAAAGATCCAAAGTCTGTGATGCGTTGCCCGTTTTCGGATTGCCCTACAGCTACATATCTACGATTTCCAGAACCGCCAATGTATGTGATCCAGATGTAGCCATCATTGTCAATCCATCCATCATAATTGATTTCTTGACCTACACTATACACAGCTACAATCTCAGCTCCAAGACCGGCTTCAGCTCGTACATTGAGAGCAGATACCTCAACAGTGAATGTCCCTGTTTCTGGATTGAATCCATTTGATTCAATTGTCAGTGGTTCTGATGGTTCTGGCTGTTCAAATGCCACAGATGTGTCATCAGTTGGGAAATAGAACCATCCAACAATTCCATCAAAATTGCGTGTGTTGTATCGGGCTGGACCTCCTACATACAGAGAGCCAGCATTTCCATCAATGTTCTGTTCAATGGTTTTCATAGTGACTCCATCGCTGTCCTCAATTACAATTCCTGTGTGACCATAAGGATGGCCATATAGGTAAGTTGTATCCATGACAAAGATGGCTCCTGCTCGTGGGTTGACTCCTATTGCATCGTATACTACTTCATATCCTAACCCAGCGGCTGAATTAAGTAGGTCAATAGCATTGCCCCAGAGAGCTTTCCCAAAGAAGTTGATAGAAATTGAATTTGGTAGGTCCACACATTGGGTTCCGTATGCACCATCTGCATCAGCTCCCACACCTTGATTTGCCAAAGATTCTGCATAATTTAGAATGTCATTTAGTGTTGCCATTTTAGAACCTCATTTCTTCCATTGTTCATTTGCTTTTTTGACAGCAGCCTCAATGAATGTGTTTAATTGGTCATTAGTCAAATTGATGTTATATGCTTCTAGTCCTTCAATCAAGCTAGTTTTAGCATGCTCCATCTTGTCCTTGCCATGAATGTCCAATGTTCCTGCTACTTGTTCAGTAGCATTCACAGCGTTGTTTGCAAGGATTTCAGCAACTTCAAGAGCTTTCTTTCCTCCACGAGTTAAGAGATACTTCTTGATTGCCTGAACAACAATTCCGACCAAAATTACAAGAATGCTCATTGCGCTACTTGTTACAATATCAGTGATTTGATTCATTTTTCTTTTCTCCTTTTTTGATTAGCTTACTAGGCTCTTCCAAGCCATCTTTTAACTGAAATTTCTCATGATCAATATTTTGTTTCACAAGACGATCTAGGCCAGGTATTTCAACCCCTAAAGCTGAAAGGCTGGCAAGGATGCTGGAACCGTATGCTGCCATCATTGCGACAATAAAAGCATCAACTACAGGCCCAAGATTCATATAAAGAGCGAATGGATAGCCAATGGCTACAATTAAGATCATAGCTGTGTGGCTTACCAGCCCTTTCCTCCATTTTCTACTTGAGAACTCATGATAGGCCCACGCTCTAGATACTCCTATAACAATATCTAGAGCAACAATGGCCATAAACATGAACACAATCATGTGTTCATCAATCCCGTGATCATAAAAATCCCGTACTACTTCAATGATTCCAAAGATTCCATCTGGTTCTTTATACATCAATCACACTCCTCTCAATTTATGGTTCAGGTTGTGCTACTGGTTGGGTTTCAAGATCTCCTGATGGTTTATTTTGCTTCTCTTCTTTTGGTACTTCCCAATTGTAAATTGCAAGCTTGCCATTTTGGAGCAGTGGGCCTTTCAAGTCTTTGATGGATTCGCCATTGTAGACAAAATCATAGTTGACTTGTACAAGCACACGTTTTCCTTCACTGAATTTTTCAGTGTGATCAGGATCCACGAGGGTGAAGATGTCATGTTGTTTGTAGGTTTTACCTACTTGAGCAGCTTCCACAAGCTCAAGTGCTCGCTTGTAGAGAGTTGGATCAAGTGGATTGTCTTGATTGGTCACTGCTACAAGGACAGACCAATCAGCAAGAGCTTTGTTATTTTGAATTAGGACATCTTTCTTTTCGTTATCTTGAGTGAGTTCTTGAATTTTCTGAATGGCATTCTTATTGGCATCAACAGACTTGTCAAGCTCTTTCTTAAGAGCTACGATGGCACCAGACGGATCTAATTCCATTCGGACAAGATTTAGAACAGCTTCCACAAGGGTTGCTTCTTCATCTCCCATGCGATTATTTGGAAGGGTTTCTTCAAATACACGGTAAGGATAATCTTGTTTAATGGAGACCTTTGTGGCATTCGCTACGGGATCGTAGGATTTGAATTGTACTTTATAATTCATTAAGCGTTTACCTCGTTTTTGTTTTTGATTTCTTCAAATAGGTCCTTCAAATCTTTGTCAGATTCCAGGACAGAGCGATAGATTTCTAGCTCTTGAGTGAGCTGGTCTTTTTCTTGCTGCTCTTCAATCAATCGTGCTTTAAACTCAGCTTCGTTGATTGATTTACTAGCTAATTGATTAGCTAGATCTGTGATGATTGATACATAAGTTTTTTCTTTCATTGTATTACCTTTCTAAATTCCGAATTTGTCAAATTCTCTTAAAGAACTAGCTACTGCATTCCTGATGGAGCTATGAAGGGCTATTCTCATAGATCTACCATTTTGTGGAGTAAAATCATCTGTGGCAAATCCAGCATTGACGAAGTGTTGTAATGCTGTCTTGAGAGTCCTCAGAGCTTGTCTGAGCCATACTCCGTTATTCCCGTTGTTGATTAGTAGGAAGTCCCCTGCTTGTACATTGGTATTTCTTCCATTTGTCCCGAACGGTGATATAGTAGTTTGCCCCCAGGTTGTTATTTTCCAACCATAAGGATTTGTGTTAGTGTTTGGATCGTAATCGTAAGAGTGGGTGAAGTGAAATCTATCTCCTACGAATGTGACTTTATCAGCATTGTCATGGTCTCCTGTCCCGACCCCCTTGATAGTGTCTACGATCATACCATTGAAACCACCTTGATTCCAGTGACTTCTAATATCATTGTCACGGCGGTCTGCCCCGATGATAGCTTTAGAATTGATGTAGCGTCTACCGTTAATTATTACATCATCGTTTCGGAAGAAAAGACCTTGGCTTGAAGCGTTTGACTGGTCACGGAAAACCCCTGTAAAATTATCGTAAAATGATAACCGCCCATTGTCTAAATCAAAACTAGATACACCGGAATTGGCAGTCAGCCTTCCACCACGAATGTCATTTGCGGAAATTCCCACAGATGTCAGTTGAGTGATGAAAGCTCTTTGTGAGGCTAGCTCTCTGATGAAGGCTTGATTTGTTACAAATTTGTTGATCATAGCATAGTCAACTAGTAGCTTGTCTGCTGTTACGGCATTACTAGCTAAAACCTGAGTAGTGACTGATCCAGCTTCCATGTGACCTGTTTGGACACTTGCAGAAGCTAGATGCCTGCTTGTGATTGATCCATCAACCACCATGTCACCTTTAACCTTAATCAATTGTGCGATTAGAGCAATTGATTCCGGTTCTTGTACGAGCAATGAGCTGATGGTTTTTCCACTAATTTCCTTACCAACACCTAAGCTGATTTGACCAGGAGTGATCTGAATATCTGTTTTTTTAATTGTGTCTTCCAATTGATTGGTTACAGTCGCAAACTGACCATCTACAGTCTGCTTATATTCAGCCAATTTTGAACTGATCTTCGAATCAGTTGAGGTTGTTATACTCTCAAATTTTCTGTCGATTCCAGCTACATCTTCAGTGTATTGAGCTTTAGCAACATATCCTTGTTCTAGAATCTGTCTAGTCGATTTTAAGGCTTCCGCAGTAGCTTTTTCAGAATAGGTCAGCATTCGTTGCTCAAGTTCACCATTTTGAGCAGTTTTTGCCTCTAATTTTGATAATTGAGTTGATAGTCCTTGTGCTGTACGCTCAAATGATGATTTAACTTGCGAAATTGATTGTTCTTGATCTTCTGGAGCTGGTGACCAGTCTGATGGCATTTTCCCTGTAGTTAATTTTGGTTTGGAAAATGCTATATATGTTCCTGTTGATTGAATGGCTAAGACATTGTTTATGTGAAAGATGTCAAATGCACGCAAAGTTGTGTCAGATTTATCCCAAGTTGTAGTTGCCCAAATTCTGTATAAATTTTCCCCAATTTTTTTAATAGAACCTTTGTCAAATTTGTGTCCTTTGTTGGTGTACCAAGAAAATTGGAATTTACCTTCAGGTTTAAATTCTGCATCGGTTTCTACGATTATTGATTGTGTATAATCCACACCGTTTTTTGGGATAAAATTATAAAATTTACCTTTCTGTGGCAGTATTTCAACTGGGTATTTGCGTTGATCCACTGGACCTAATTCTAAATATGTATGCTTTTTGTCCTCAATCCAGGCTGTTGCAGGGATACTATAACCCATCACAAATGGTTCGTTAGTGCCTAACATCAAGTTAGTTGTATTCAAGTCTGTAAGATCTTCATACATCTCTTTGACACCAGCCACCGTCTGCTCGACATAAGAGCGATCTGCTTTGCCATTTGTGACATTGGTTAGGTCAGAGATGGCTTTCTCTGTGGTTTGCTCAAAGCGTGATTGTGCGCCTTGAATCCCAACAAATTGGCTCTGTGTCTGAGCTTTGAAGTCGTTGATCAGCTTCTGGATATCAGCATCACTGGTCTTTAATTGATCAGTTGTAGCTTTCAAACCTTGCATCTTGACTTCAATGCCATTGTATTGAGCTTTAAACTCTTCTACAATCTCATTCTTGTTTGCTTGGTTTGCTGCTTTGATCTTCTCAGTGACTTGAGCTGAGATTTCCTCTTTGACTACTTCAGCTTGTGCCTTAGCTTCCTCAATGCCATCTGTGATCTCTTTCTTCAAAGCTCCTGCTTTGTCTTCAAAAGCCCTGTTGGCATTGTCAACCAATACTTTCAATTTCTTGTAGTATTCATCATCCTCTTGAGTTTTTTGGACTGTATCAAGGATTTCAGATGCTACATCAGAAATTCCATTGGAGCCTGACATGCCTCCACCGTGGCCAGCCTTGTCATCGAATGTAAGAGAGATGTACTTTTCTGACAAAGCATCAAAAACATAGCCTACAGCTTTCTTTTTTAACATGACATCATGCTTCAAGCTCATGAGGGATGCTGTATCTCCAAGGTGTACAATTTGACCATCTAGCTCATAAGCTTCGATCTTGATTTGATCAGTGGGCTTGTCAATGTCTCCATTCTTAAATTTGGCTTCACCCCATTTTCTCAATTCTTCCTCTGTAGTAAGATCATTGTTCTCATACTCAGCTTCATTGATATAAGGGTAATTGCCAATGAGGGGGCTGTCCACAGTGACTTTCAGAACCGTGTCTTCTTCTGCTCCCTCTGGCTTGAAGGTTGATTTCAGATGCAGTCTTGTGATGATGCTAGAACTGCTCTTATTCCGTTCATACTGCTTCAAGTTTTGATGTGTGGTGATTACCACACCACGATCAATCCCCCGGCTTTTCGGAATGTCAATCAGGAAGTTGTCACGGATCATCTCGCCTTCCCAAGCGCCTACAATGGAATGTTTACCATCCATCAGGATCTTATAGAGCGTTTCATCCTCTGTAGTGTTGAAGGTTCTATTGTCCATGATGTTACTTGTGAAGGAGAACTTCCCAAGTGGTGTCTTAACTGCTGAAATCATAGCATTCAAGGCAATTTGACAGGTTGAATTTGAAACCTTGATAGGACGCACAGAGCGCTTGAAGATGTCTTCTGTGATGTGCTGACAAGTCAGACTTACTGTGTCGTCTTGCTCGCTGATTTCTTTGATCCGGAACAGTTGCCGGCCAGTAACAGGAGTGGGGGCGATGATGAGCATGTCTTCCTGAAATTTCTTATAAATTTCAGTGTCTGTGATTGGGTAGTCAACCTTGAGTGTATAGCTTACATTGATTACTTCTTCAACTTCTGCTTTTGTTGCTTCATGGAGTGGCTGACCATTCCATTTCACTGTTTGAACATTTCTGTCTAATAGATATAGAATTATAACCACCCCCAATTTGTTTCAAAGACAAGCGATTGAATACCTGGTCCCAAAACCACACCTACCGTCTTCTGAGCTTGGTTAGCGTCAATTGTGATGAAGTCTCCTGACCACTTCACCAGATTCCCTTTCTTATCCAAGAAGCTTGGATTCTGTGGATCATTCACCATCACAGCGCTCTCAGATAGTTGTTCAAGCTTGATTGTTTGCTTCCCGATGGTGAAACTGGTCTCAGATGAGCTGTTTCCTATAATTGTGATTTTAGGGAACGCTAATGAACTGCCTTGTAGTCTGAGAACACCATTTGAAGTGAGAGTTTGAACATCATTGTTCTTCATGTATTTTGTGGGGTGACAAACAAATGTCACTTCCACAGAATACATTTTAGTTTTATCTCTCTGAGTGTCAGACACCTTTGTCTGATAACAGAACCATCTTGTGAGCTTGTTCTGTTGATTCTCAAGCCAGAAGTTTCTTTTAGAAAGGAATTGGACAAATTCAAGGACTTGCAGTTCTGTTGGGTTGATGAGTTGAAGAGTGTATTTCTTTTCAATCGCTTCTCTATGAGGATTTGATTGAACAATATATCCACTAACTCCATCATGGCTTAGTAGCTTATCCTTTGAGAGACCGACTTGAATTGTAGGACCTTCAAGCACAATCACATCAAATGGAAATGATGAAGTTCCAACTCCATCAATAATCAATTCATTGTACTTTACCATGCAGGCGCTCCTCTCAATTCTTTTTGTCTCCTCAATTCAGCAGCTATCTTCTGAGATACCTTATTAGCGATCTTTTCAATATCTGCTTCTTCTCTGATGATGTTGTCAGAGATGTTAATGTTGATCACGGTTCCTTGTGGGTCCATTGTTTGAGCGATGCCCCGACCAATAGCACTCAAGTTACGTTCATTCAATGGTAAGACTGCTTCTTTTCCTGCTTCACCACCAACCATGAGGTTATTTCCATTCATGCCAAACGCTGTGGGCTTGGTTAGAATCCCACCTTTGGCATACCATTCAATCCCGATACTTGGAATCCCTTTACCTTTCAGCCAGTCCATTGGGTTCAGCGATCCACTGGCCTTGAAGTGAGGTAATGGGATATGTGGCCACTTGAATTGGAAATTGAAAAAGCCTTTAATTCCATCAATAGCTTTTCCTACAAGGTCTTTGGCCCCGTTAATAGCACCGCCAATGGTGTCTTTGATACCGTTCCAGATCCCTGATGCGGTTGAGCTGATACCGTTCCAGATTCCTGAAATCGCGCTTGAAATTCCATTGAATACACTTGAGACCGTGCTTGAAATTCCATTCCAGATTCCAGATAGGGTTGAGCTGATACCATTCCAGATACTTGATGCCGTGCTGGAAATAGTATTCCAGATATTAGACAAGATCTGAGCCATCGCATTGAATACAGATTCAGCAATGCTCTTGATACCATTCCAGATACTTTCAGCGATTCCCTTGATGGATTCCCAAGCCCCAGACCAGTCACCGTTGATGATTTGCATCACAGTCTTAATGATGCCTAATACCACGTTGATGGCTGTTTCTACCACGGTTTTGATGGTGTCCCAAACCGTGGAAATTACGGTTGAAATGTTATTCCATGCGGTTTCAATAAATGGTCCAAGAACATTCATGACTGTTGTCACTACGGCTGAAATAGCGTTCCAGACGGTTTCTGCTGTCTGTCTGATCAATTGTTGATTGTCATTCCACCAGCTTGTCAGCGTCCCCCAGATTTGCATTACAAAATCGGAGATAGCCTTGACAACAGTGTTGATGACTGACATGATAGCGTTCCAGACGGTCTCAACAGCGGTCCTGAATCCCTCATTGGTTTCCCATAGGTGCTTGATGGCCAATACAATTCCGGTTACTGCGACAACAACAGCGGCTATCACTGCGATGATTGGCAATGCAGCAGCTATCAGCCCTCCTATACTCGTTCCAACAGCCACAGCGGCCGCTTGAAGAGCAAGGAAGATGGGCGCAAGTACACCTGCCACTGTTACGATTGATCCAAATACTACAACAAAGTTTTTGACTGGCCCAGGTAGTTGTTTGATCCATTCTGCTACATTTTTGAAAAGCCCTATAAGCACATCTAACGCTGGGGCGAATGTTTCTGCTATAGCCCCACCGACCTCGGCCAGGACAATCGTTAACCCATTTTGTGCTGTTTTGAATTTGTCAATTGGGTCACGAGTTCTTTCATAGGTTTCAGAAACAAGTCCGGCTGACTCTTGTGATGTTTTTCCTAACTCCTCAAAACTCAATGCCCCACGTTTAATGGCATCAACCATCTGAGGAGCTTTCTTAGCACCAAAGATCTCCATGGCAATTCCCATTGCCTCTGTCTCTGATTTACTGTTCTTGATAGCTTCAATGGTCTCTTTGAGACCTTCTTTCATTGTTTTACCTTTTTTAGTGTAAGCCCCTGCCGCCTTTGTTAAACCCGACAATGCGGATGATGAATCAACCCCGCTTTTTTCAAGCTGACCGATCAAAGTGACTGCTTCACCAAATTCAAGGCCTAACATCTTGATTTGTGGAGCACCATCAGTTGCTTTTTGCATCAATTGCTCTACTGACACAGAAGTATCTTGAGATACATAAGTTACGTTATCAAGGATTTCTGTTAAGTCATCAATAGATAAGCCATAAGCCTCCATTGCTTGTTTTGATTGAATTGTGGCCTTTGAAACATCAGTCTCATTAATTTCGGAAAACTTAAGCAAATCTTCTGAAGTTACCTTGAGAGCGTCGCCATTCAGCTTGAACTGTGTATTAACCTCACCAACCGCATTTCCAATGATACTGAAATCAGTAGACATTTCAGTGGCTATTCCCTTAGCGATGTCTTGCATTTGCTCAAGGGATTTGCCACTTGCACCGGTCTTGGTGACAATGGTGTCCATTCCCTCATCAATTTCCCGGAACGCATCCAAGGCACTCTTACCAAAATCAACCAACTTTTGACTGATTTCAGATAGCTTCTCAGAGAATTGGTTCAGTAACTCAGCTTTCAGAAGCTTGTTTGTTTCTTCTAGACCGCTACTGGCTTTCTTTCCTGACTCACCAAGGTTTTCCATCTCGTTAGCAAGCCCGTTGAAGGCAGCCTTGGACTCGTTCAATTGAGTTTCTAGCTTATTGACTTCTGTTGAGTTCTCGCCATACTCTTGTTTTGCAATGGCAAGTTGTTTCTCAAGGTTCTCGACCTGTTGAGCAACAATCTCACTTTGTTTTCCAATCTTCTGTTCAGCAAGTGCCAGCTTATCTGCTTCACTAGCATTGGAACCCATTTGGCTTTCTTGCAGTTTGAATGCGCTGACAACTTTGTCACCTTCACTGGCAAGACGCTGTTGCTCGTTTTGAAGCTCTTTCAGTTGTTCACGATTGGACTTAGTAGCATTCCCATTTCCATCCAATGCCTTATTGACATTCTCAAGCTTGTTTTCATAGCCCTTCAGGATGTTTTCTGTCTGGACTACTTCCCGTTGAAATGCACGGTACTGATCGGCACCAATGTCACCGCTTTTGAACTGAGCTTCAACTTGTGCTTGCGCCTGTCTCAATGTTTCCAATTTCTCCTTGGTAATTGAGACTTGCTTTTGAAGCACTTCTTGCTTCTGAGCCAATAGAGTCACATTCCCTGTGTCAAATTTCAGAGCCTTGTCAATACTCTTCAATTCTTTTGCTGCTTCAATAGAGGCAGAATTTACTTTTTTCAGGGCATTTTGAAGGGGCTGTGTGTCACCGCCAATTTCAATTTTTATCCCTTTAATATTACCGGCCATATTTCCTCCTTTCACATAAAAATATAAAGAGCGCCTAAAGGTTTCTTGTGATCAATCGTCCATCCATTCGATGAACTTGACCTCAGATTCTTCCTCTCAGCACTCTGTTTCAGACTAAAATGAGTCAAAATCTGACTGTGTGGCCTTGCGTGTTTCTGATTTGTTTTCGGTACGCAAATTCACATAATCTGTTTGATAATCCAGAGCCATTCCAATTGAAATGTGCTTCAGATCATCAATTGTGAGACCAGTTTCTTTACAGCAAGAAAGATAGGATTCTACTGTAAAGATTTCATCACTGGCTGATTCTGACTCATCTGGTTTTTTTTTGATGTCATCGTGTCGTTGATCATTTCCATTAGAATTGGAGCAATGTCCTGCAAAGGAAATTCTTCCATTTCCATGAAAAATTGTTCATAAGGCTTGATGTGTGGATTTCCTGATTTTGTGAAAACCCAAAACAAGCGATTGAAGAAGGTCATGTCAAAATTGGCCAACATGTTGATGTCAACTTCATTGTTGCTATTCTCAGCCATTTGCATGATATTCTGGTTTGAGATCATTCCAAATAGATCTTGAAAGAAATCTTTCCCAAACTCACTCTTGTAAGCGATAGGAGTGTAAGCATTGGTTACAAGCTCATACTCCTTTTCACTAATGATCACACTCTTACGCATTTAAGACCTCCTCAATTACAAAGCTTGATTAGGTTCATAGACCTTCTCAAACCATTTCTTATAAACTTCTTGATCATCCGCTGATGTGATGGAACGTTTCACCACTTGATCACCGGGACGAGGGCTGGCCTTGAAGCTCAATTCACGTTCATTCACGTTGGTTCCGTTCTTGGTAGCTGACCCGCTAGATGGGCGACTTGCTGAACAGTAGTACATGATGTGACGTGTCTTGTTAGCATCACCAGCAAATTCAAACATAAGAGCAAAGTTGGTTGTCTTTGCATCTGCCTTTTCTGTGACCACTCCTGTTGTAGGGTCTTTGATGTCCCCCAAGATTTTAGTGGCAAAGGCTTCAATGATATGTGGGACTTTGAACTTACCTTCATAACCTTCATTTGAGTTGATGAAGTAATAATCAATGTTATCAGCTTTCACTGAGCCTGAATCCCCTTTAGGGTCCAGCGTCAATTCCATCGCTCCCGGAAAACGGAAGACTTGTCCATAAGTGATCACTCCTGTTTCACTGATGGATTGGATTGGTGCCACATGGACATTTTCAAGTCCAAATGTAACTTTGTTTTCAGTCATTTCTTTCCTCCTCAATATAGATAGACTTCATAAGACTTCACGAATAGTCTTTCTGATTCAATAAAATTTTCTTCTTGAACATCATAAAAGAGCTTGTGATCATCCCACAGCTCTTCTAATCGTTCCTCTAGTTTCTCGTCTTTTCGTTCAAATGCCAATTCTACAGTGACAGCACGAATCTTGTATGATGCTTGATTGTCTGCTCCTGTGATAGATGGCAAGCTTTCAAAATAGACAAGGTAAGGCAGTGAGGGGACATTTCCTTCCCTGAATGCCTTGTAAGTGACTGGCAAACCAGCCTGTTCCAAAATATCTGCAAACTCTGACAGCTTCATCTTCCAAGCTCCTTCAATTTCTTTTCAAAATTCTCAATAGCGTGATCTTCTGCCGGCTTGATGTGTACGATGCCGGAAACCCGTCCCCCGTTCCTCTTTATGTGTCCAAATTCAAGCAAATGAGGGAGGCGGTAATTTGTGTTATGTACTACAAAATTACCTTTCCCCATTTTCTTTTTCTTCCACGTTTTGGCATACTTCCCAAAGCGCTTTGGACTTGTCGCTTTCAATTCTTGGACGGTCTCTTCTGCTGTTTCTTCTGCTATCTTGTCAACTTTTTCTTCAACTTCTGTGGAATATTCTGCTAATGCTTTAGCAATTTGACTGGCTAGATCTTGGCTCATGTCATTTTCTCCACTAGGGTCAATTCAAGGAGGTTGAGGTTGATTGGATATGTTTTCAAAATCCGGTATTCTTTACCGCCAAATTCAGCAAACTCCTGATTGTCGTATTCAAAGCTATGAATATCAACAATTAGATTTGGACGAATGCCAGCCTGATTGGCTTGGTAAAATTCGGACCGTGTAATAGATTTCTTCTTACAGAAAATTGTAGTTTTTACTTTCTCAGCTAGATCTTGCTTGAGCTTGTCCTTGCCTGTAATTTTAAAACCTATCAATGTGATTTCATCATTCCACATCTCACACCTCTTTCTTGGAAGAGATTTGCAGATTGTGCAAGCGCCATTGAAGGTGACGTGGCAAATCAACACCACCTTCATAGCGATAAGCAGCAAAGTCAACAATGAACATTTCATGGTCAGCACGATCTGGAACCAATTCAACACCCAGATTGTTTGTTAATTCGCTGATGACGCTTGAGACAATCTTCTCTAGTGTTTTATCTCGCAAATTTGAAGCAATTCCTAATTTGATTTTAAGTAATTCCACTAACTGACCAGTGTCCATGCTATTCTTCCTCTTTCTTAGTTGCTTTCTTGCGTTTTGGTTTTTCTTCAGCAGCTTCTTCTACTTCCTCAGTAGCTTCTTCCACTTCATCAGTAGTTGTTTCCACCTATTCAGATGCCTCTTCTACTTTCTTAGTAGCTTTCTTCACCACTTCATCAGTGATGAAGATTGAACCTGCTGAGTTGAAGCCTGTCAAGAGTCCTTTAACAAACTCTTGATCAGGTTCGTAGCCTTTGCGTGGGAACACATCATCAATTTTATATTCATGTTGTTCTTCATCACGCATGTCCTTGAATGGACGGATTACTGTATAGGGCATGTGATACCTCCTTATGCTACAACATCAGTGTATGTGCCAAAGAATCCAGCAGCTTCATCTACTTTCTTGACATCCAAACGGATGAAGAGTCCAAGTAATTGGCCATAGATGTCGTTGTTAACCCATTTAACAGATACTTGAGAACGGTCAAACAATCCAACAAATTCAGAGATGTCCCCGATGAAGAATTTCATGTCCCCTTCATTTCCAAATACAGTGTCATCTACTTTGTAGATTGGTTTGCCACCGAATGAGTAGCCAGTTGGTGAAGCCACATCAGTTTGAAGCATATAGCGTCCATCTTTGTCTTTCACTTTATCCAGTGCAGCAAACATTGATTGCGTTACAACAATACTTGCTTTGTAGATTGATTTGAGTTTCTTGTTGTAGATGTCTTTAATGCCATCAAATCCAGCGGCATCTGCTTGAGTGGCAGTTTTGAGGACGGCAGCAATTAATGACAATTCAGTGTTTTCGCCTTGGTTGAACACTTCATCTTCTACAATTGACATGATGTCATAATCTGCATCATCAATCATTTCTTGAGATACAGGGATGTAACCACGGTAAGTCTTGATTGAGTAATCAATTTCGCTGATGCTTGGTTTTCCAAGTTCCGGATTGGCTTTCAATTCATCAGTTGAAACCATTTTCCCATCTGTCTTTTTGATAACTGGATATTTACCAGAACCGCTATTTACTTTAACACGTTGGACAAGATCCAAAAGTGGATTTCGTGTCTTTTCAAGGAAGTGAGGTTTTAACACTTCAGTTGGGATCAAAGCAGCGCTTCCAGAGTCTGTTGTTTTAAGACCTACGATGTCACGAGTTTGACCAGTACGAATGAATTTAGCAATTGCGTCACGTTCTTCCAATTTCTTTCCTCCACGTTGCTCAACATCTTTGAATGTTGGGGCTTTCCGATTTTGTTCGTCAACTTGCTTTTGAAGATCTTCAATTTCTTCTTCAAGTTTTGCTTTTTCTGCTTGTTTCTCTTCTAATTCTTTTTGAATTTCTTCAAGGCTCTTTTCAACCGTTGAAACTTCTTCTTCAGTTTCAGCACGGTCCAATTTTTCTGCTTCGATTGCAGAACGGTTGTTCAATTCTTCAATTGCTTCTTCCAATTCAACAACCTTATTTGCTTTTGTGCGCATACGTGCGCCCAGAATCAATGCTTTGTTCATAGATTGTATTTCTCCTTAATTTTCATTTTGCGTTCATTTAACGCTTCACTGTTAGCACGTTTTAGACATTCAAAGTCTTTCTTCCGTGCAGCAATTTCAGTCTGTGGATATGCTGGGAACGTGCAAGGGCTGACTTCAAAGATTTCAAGCTCTAGCACTGTATCAAGATAGGAACCATCTTCACGCTCAACAGTGTCTACCTTGATTGGCATAAATCCAAAACTGCATCCAACAATATCCCCACGCTGTACACGGGCATAGGCTCCCATAGCGTCAGGATCATTCCTGTTGATGATAATGTCACCATATAGACCTTTGTCATCAACTTTGAGACTCACTGTGCTGTTTCCTGTGCGTCCTAAAACTAGGTTATGGTCATGATTGAACAATGCACGGATGTCAGCATTCTTGATTGCTTCTTCCACTCCTGCACGTTTGATCACTTCAAAATAGCCTGGCCACAGCTCAGTTTCTTCATCGAACCGGATGAAGTAGCCACTCAGAATCAAGTCACCAGATTCTTGTTCTTCTCGTGTCTCAAATTGAGTAGCGATGTAGGAATTACGTTTCTTCACTGGCATTTCCTCCTTCCTTGTTTAGTTTGCTCTGATTGCCTAACTCGCCTTGTGGCAGATAGTTTTCGAGAACAATGATTTCATCCATTTCAGGATCTGGAGTCATACCCACCCAATCTCTCCACTCGTTTCTACGCATTGCAGCACTGTTGGTCATTTGTTGAGCGACAGTTGAAAGTTCTGTAATGTCGTAAGAGTACAGTGAACGTGGATTGAATTTGAAGTAACGTGTGGTTGAAGTCAGTAGGTCTCTTGTAAGGGTCTGAGTAATCGTTGTTGCGATGCTCATGATAGTGGTATTCACAAAGTTGTTGTATTCTTCTTTGTTGAAGTCTCCTACCCCTAAAACAAAAGCCGGAACTCCTAACATCCCAGCTACTGTCTTCTTATCAATTTCTACTGACTCATTCAAAGCGATGTCATTCAAACTTAATGGCTTCACTTGTTCCACTTCCAGCAAAGCTTCTGGAACAATCCAAGGTTCACCGGACTGGCTTGTGGTCAGATATTTCTTAGCAATTTTCTCACGGCCTTCCACTGTTCCAAGTTCCTCACTTGATGAATCTACCTTTATGATAAGGCTTGGAATGTTTTTTCCATTCATAAAGCCCTTCTTGGTTTGTGTAGCCATGTTTAAATTGCGGACGATATCTTTCAAAGCAAATCTAAAACCGGTCCCAATATAAGGCCGGTCTGGATCAGGATTGATGGCGAAGTGGACCACTTCATCTGGATTGAAATCAGTGTCCCTAAAATGGATCATGTATGTCAGATCATTGCTTATGAACGACACTTCCGACATTGGAAATGGTCTGAGATTGCTGATGTAATCAGTCATTGGATCATATTCCACATGTAGGACAGAATTTCCATCGCCATATAGAAGCAAATCCCGGACAATCTTGAAGATCCATGATTTCCTTGTCATGTGATCACAAGGGTTGATGTCAATCTTACGGGCCAACCCGTCCTTGATTCGTACATCACCAGATTCTGTATTCTCCATTAGCTGGATAGTCATATTTGAAACCATGTCAGCAATTTTATTGACTGCCATGATCACATCTGGATTTCTTGCCAGTGGAATGTAGCCATCACCGTCATACATGATGCCTAAATCAGAATTGCCAAAGCTTGTGAACATCGTCTGAGACTTTCCACGCTTGAATAATTTGTCAAAGATTCCCATATTTCTCACCTCCTTTCTATCTAATCAAAGTAAGCCATCACGTTCTTATTCTTACCAAGGTTAGCAAGCGCCTGAATACAAGCAAAAACACTTGCATCAAACAAGTCAATTCTTGCTGTACCGCCATCACCGTCTAACTTCTCATACTGGACAGCATCATCTACTTTCTCAATGGCTCTAACATTGCTGACACAGTATTCATAAGCGTCCGAATGTACATAATAAAATTCTTTGTTTTTCACTTTCAATTCAATTCTTCTGAATCCCTCTGATTTCAAATAGAATAGCTGAGGTTGGTCAATCATTTTGAATTTTGCTTGCTTCATTTTGAGCATGAACTCTCTACCAAATTTTCTATCCATCCCGACAGCAGCAATTTTGAAGCCCTTCTGTCGCATCTCTATGAACCATTTAACAATGTCATCATAGAGAACTGTTGGAGTGTTACTCATTGTCAGCCAGCCATCTGACTGCCACCCAAAAAGTGGGATGCCATCATCATTGGCTTTCTTCTGAGCATTGACACGAGGGAAGAAAGCGTGTGTGATACAGATATCAACATCTTTTTCACCATCGTTGTATACACCATAGAGAGCAGCAGCGGTCAAGTCATGCAGTCTTGAGAGGTCAGCTCCTCCATACCAGCGAATAGGAAGCCTTGCAAGCTCCTCAATGGTCCAGTCATAGCAGTCATCACTGGCAATGAACTCATCTGGATTGAAATAAGCATTCATTGAGTTAGTGAAGACATTCAATGTCTTATTGAAGAACTCGTTTCTGGTCTGTGGATCATTCAAGGCCTGTTCTGCTTCTTCCTTGAGAGCCTTGAGCGATACAGTCACACCCCATGAAGGATTGGCCATCTTCAACACATTCTCATCCAAGTAGTCTCCCACATCTCCATCAGTGGCCTGATTGGCTTTGCAGATGAAAATGAAGAATGAATCATCTTTGACCAGCTCTTTCAGGACCTTCTGACAGTATTTCAGACGGTTAGCAAGGAAACCTGTTGGAATGTCCCCGGCTGTAGAGATAACAAAAAGCATACTGTTCCGGTATGCTGACATTGTTTTCTTCATAAGACCGTATTTCTTGGAATTTCTCATGGTATGTGCTTCATCTAGGATGATGACATTTCCATTGAGAGAGTCAAGCCTGCTTTCATCATTTGCCAGTGCTTGGATAAAGAATGAACCCTCCTCGCCAAAATTGGCAGTGATGGAATGTTCTTGGTTGTTATCTTTGATACGGATGTTCTTGTCATTCCATCGCTCAACATTGAACCTCAAGAATCCAAAGGCTTCCAAGGCTTGCTTGACAGAATTGGCTACAATATAGCATTTTGAACCGCTATCTGTATCAAGAATCTGATAGGCCAGAGCTATTGCAGCCGTGAAGGAAGTCTTGCCATTCTTTCTGGCAAGCATGATCAAGGCTTCTTTGAAGCGTCTCTCATTCGTTCCTTTGATGTAGAAGCCAAAGAGATTCACGACAACAAAATGTTGCCACGGTTGCAAAAGTAATGGCTTATTACGGATAGAGACCGCAAACATATCATCACCCTGCTGATGGACAATTGTGTGTTCAATGAAATGAACGACAAAATCAACCATCTCTTCATCCATTTCAAATTCAGGATTATCTAAATCTCTCAGTAAGCGTGATGCTGCCAAAATGTTTTCTTCACAATGCTCTTCCTGATGGTCCAGAACGTGTTGAGCGTATTCTTTGGCTTTATCCACGTTACCCATCAGCTTTCACCCGTTTCTTTTTGATCTGGTCCTTAAATTTTAGAACCTCTGTGAGAACTGATCCATTGTCTTGCTCCACCACTTCACCAAGTGATTTAGGATTCATCATCAATTGATTGGAATAACTGAGTATATCTTTTCTTAGAATTTCCATCGCTGTGAGAATGGGGACCTTGCGTTCATTCTCAGCTCCTGCCTTATTCACATAGACATCTGTGACAGGATAGCCCATATCAGCATAATCCTTAGCAAGTTTCTGATACTGATATAGCATTCCTGAAAAGATGTCAATGATCATGTCAAATTCTTTGCGATAAGTCCCAAGCTCTTTCATCTGTTTGATGACTTTTGACTTGATTGACTTAGCTGTGACTGGTTTTGCCAAAAACTAGGCCTCCTTCCCAAAATCCCTTTAGTTTTTATCCCCTTTTTGTCTGGAGGCCTCCGACTTGGAAAAAGTTCCCTTCACCGGTTCCCAGACGCTCGAAAAAATTTTTTTTTGATGGGGGGGATAATCGAAAAATTCAAAAATTGAAAAATTGAAAATTTCGATTTTTACAAAATTTCATTTTTTCGATTTTTGTAAAAATTTAAAAATTCCCTTTTTCGTTTCTTTTGCCAAAAAATTCCTTGACCAATAACTTTATCATTCTTTCTGTCATGAAAAGTATTGTGTCGTTTGTTAGTGAGAGGTAAACAATTCCATTCTTGGAATTCTAGTTCAGGATATTCGGACACTGGAAAAATATGATGAACCATTTCAGCTGGTTCTGATATTCCATATCTCAAACTCTCTTGACATAGATAATTATATTTCCTTAGAATCTTATCTCTGAACTTCTCCCACTTCTTTGTCTTCAAAGAAGGTCTGACAATTTTGTTATACATATAATCCTCCTCACACAAAAAGGACAGACCAAATTGATTGGCTGTCCCTCTCATACTTGAAAGCTATGCTATCATAATATTTTATTTTATGTGAGAAAACAAGGGCTTATTTTCTCATTTTTTCGAATGATGTACCTTCCCAGCGTACAAGGATTCCTGAAACGGTTGAGCTGAATGTTTCATCTTTACAAATTGAATATCCTACAATCTCATATTTCAAACCCGGATTATTCTTGATGTCCATGTTCAATTCATTTACTGCACTTTTTAATAATGGAATATCTATATATTCCTTTATCATCATACTGTTGTTCATTTCTCTTCCTCAACTTCCTTCGGTCTCAATCCTATAAAATTATATTCCAGTGTTGGGTTCTCGAAAATGTTCCCAATGATTTCAGCTTTATCCAATACATCTGGTTCATAAGGCGAGATACAATCTGGATCCATGACATTCAGACATTCAAGATAGAAACCATTTCCAGAAAGCACTTCTTTTTCTGCATAGTAGCGATACTCTCCGAAGCGGACAATGGCTTTGATGAAATCAATTTGAAGGACATCACCTACATAAATTTCCTTACCTTCTTTGTCATAAGTGCGTGTTGATTGAGTGATGCATTTCAAATCTTTGAAGTGCTTCCATCCACTACCTTCACAGTATACTACTGGGAAATTAAAGTTTTCATCGTTTTGATCACAATTGCCTACCACTACCCTGTAAAACATTTTTTTGTTTTTTTCGTCCCATGCTCTAAATTTTGTATTCATTCCGTTACCTCCTCTATTTCAATTCCTTCACAATCAAAGACCCAACCGAATCCAGCTTGTTCCAGTTTCTTCTTTGTAAGTTTTGAATATGCTTTACTGCTGTAAAAATAAATTGCATCTTCATCAGGATCTCTCATGATGTATTGACCAGATGCTTTTATTTTCACTTTGTAGCGTTTTTCTTTTTTTAACAATTCAGGACTTTCCCAACGGTTCCCAATTTTTGAGTAGTATTTGAGAATGTCTCTTGTTATGTCTATTCTGGTATTTATTGTGATACCTTCACCAAACCATCTACAATTATCATGATCATATCTCACGAGAAAAATATATTCCTGAGCATTGTTTTTCAGAATATCTGCTTCAAAGATCTCATTACCGTTTATATCTTTAAGTCCTGTTGATTGCATGAATTCCACATCATCAAATGAAATACCCTTTGGAGTGAAATCAACATCTTTCATACATCTTTTATTTTTGTCCCATGCTTGGAATTTTGGAATCATTTTTACCCTCACTTTCACATATCTTATATTTTGTTAAGCTCGCCTTGTTTCTGAAATCCTTTTAGGATATGGCTTTCAACCGTCCCTCTTTTCCTAGCTTATGCTTAACTCATTATGTTAATGTCAAAATTATAAAATTAAATAACAAAGTTTCTCAAGGCATCATCTAGTTCAGCTTGTTCAATTCCAATATATCTCAGCGTTATGGCTGGAGATGAGTGATTGAACATCTTCTGTAGTGTCCCTACGTCCTTTGTTTTATTGTAGTATTTGTATCCAAACGTTTTTCGCATCGTGTGCGTTCCCACGTTATCAATGCCTAATTCTTCAGCAGCTTCATGGATGATCTGATAGGCTCGTTCACGAGTGATGGCCTTATTTCCTCCTTGCCTGCTCTTGAATAGAAAATGATGGAATGGCTTCCCTTCAACATATTTCCTCATTTCTCGCTTTAACTCTTTTGTCATTCTACGGGAAATCTGTTTGCCAGTTTTTCTCTCTCGTAGTTTGATGTGCCATCCCTGAACATCTTTGACTTTGAGTGTGAGGATGTCACCGACTCGCAAGCCTGTATTTAGACCAGTGATGAATAGCATGTAATACATTTCATTCCATTCTCTCAGATAGTCTTTCATCGCTTGAATGTCATCCGTGTCTTTAATAGGTGAGACCTCTTCCATACGCTTCCCCCTCTCTATATTAAAACTGATTTCCATTAGGAATTGGGAGTACAGGAATCGAACCTGCAACAAATTGATTAAAAGTCAATCGCTCTACCATTTGAGCTAACTCCCTAACTACTATCATGAACAAGATTATAGTATTTAATTTTGTGTGAGAATACAATATCTTATATTCTCAATTTAGAGTACACCTTTCATTCTGGCATACGTTTCCAAGATGCCAGCACGCTTGCGGTAAATTGTAGCATTGCTGACAAATTGCTTTTCAGCGATTTCTTCCCAATCTAGATTTGCTTGTCCCCATCTCAAATAGAAGATGTCAAGCTGTTCCCCTGTCAGTTGTTTCTTGAAAGATTCAACAGTCTCTTTGAACAGTTCAAGATTCTTCAGAGTCACATCAGTAGCGAATTTCATCACTGTGTTTTCTGTAGGCTTGCTGATGCCAGACTTACCGCCACCAACAAGATCATCTCCATTCTTTGCCATCAATTCTGCTTTGCGTGTCCAGATTGCCCGGTCAATTCCACGAAAATTGAATAATTCTTGATCAAGGTTAAACAATTCTCTATTGTTTAGTTTTTTCATTCAATAACCTCTCTTTGATAGATTTCTACTATCCCTTTCCCCTTTAGTCTTTCACAGTGAGCAAGCGCTTCATGCCTTGTCTCAAATTCAGCTTCAGTGTATTCAGCTAAATGTTTAGGATCAATCCAGCTTGAATGACCGTGATATTTTCTTACAACATACATCTTCATTTCTTTCTCCTGCATTTCAAGACTACACTGAAGGCCCACAAGAAGCCAGCGAACCAAGCAAAAGCTAACAACAAATAAATAAAATTTTGAAATTCCATAACAAGTCCTACTTATCCCATATCATTTTAGCTACCACTAAAATCAAAACAGAAATTACTAGATCAGCTATTGCAGGCAGAAAGACATAGAACCATCTCCAAGAGATTACACCTAACAATTTCAAAGCTATTAATAATAAAGTTAACCAACTAATAAATCCCATTACTCCACCTCCTCAAAATTTCTTTTGTTTATTTCTTTTAAAAATAGGATTCTTCTTTTCTTTTTTCTTCTGTTTGTGATATTCACTGTCTTTACAAAAAATAATATCTTCATCTTCAATCAGTTCAGGAATGAAGTATTTAGATGGGTATCGTTCAGGTTGTTTCATCCCTCAACCTCCTAAATTGCTAAATGGGACTTCCCACTGATAATCATCATATTCATAACAAACGTCTTTGATAATTTCACCTTTGGAAATTTCAATTTCCTGCGTGAATTCCATGCCACACTCAAACGTAAAAATTTTAATGTCAACATCAAACTTGCTTGAAATTTCTTTATAATTTTCTGGAATAGCACTCCATTCTTGCTTGAAATCATCCAGTTCAACGGTACAAAATTCTTCGTCAAACCAAACTTCTATTTGCTTTTTATCAATAAACGCTCGTCTTGTTCCATCAATGTAAAAATAGGGAACTGTGTTGTTGAATATAAGTAGAGCGCCATCCCATTTATCTTCTAGTGTCGCAGTGTCGTTTAATAGCATTTCTTTCAATGCTGATGCAATATTTTCGCTTCTTCCTCTTAATTTAAGAGATCCTTCGGCCCAATTTGGCATTATCCCTTCACCTCTTCAACTTCAAACTTCGTTCAAATACTTGTTATAAACATCTTCGTCTAAGATTCCGTTCTCGATTAGATTTTCAACTGCAATTTCAATCTTTATCAGACGATTTAATTCTTTATTTGGCAACGAAGCCATAATTATTTCTTCCATCTATTCCACCTCCGACACAGTTATATTGAACGTGTGACCGTCTAAAACAAACTTTCCATTGCTCCCCAAAAGATTATCATCTACGATAATTGCTTTTGCTGTATCTACTACAAGCTTTCCTACTTGTAATGCAAACACAAAATCGTCTATCTTGGGCATTTTCTCTTTTTTCATCATTTTGCCACTTGGTGGTTGAGGGTAGCCCATCCAGAAAACTACGTCTTCATCAGTGTTCTCGAAACCAATTCCTTCCCCATAATCAACCCAAGTATCTGTTGTTATCCGCTTTGTCGTTGGATTATAGACAAGGACTTCTTCGTCAATTTCTGGAGTTTTGCCATCCCAAACAAATTCAATGGCACCATTAAAATATTCCTTCTCATCTTCAGCAATATTTCTTGTTGTTAGCTTATTCCATTCCATCACTCCACCTCCTTAACTTTCACGCCCGGACAATCAAACACCCAGGCAAGACCGGCGTCTTCCAATTGTTTTCTAGTAAATCTTTCAAGATCGCCATACACCTTTTCAAAATCAAGACGATCCTCACCCTGTCTGTACACAGTTTTCAACGACTGTCCATTGCTCAATATCACTTCATACCGCTTTTCTTTCTCGGCTGTGTAACCGTCCAGCCAAGCACGGACAAAGAGTTCGGAATTATCCCAATACCATTCTGCAACTCCATCAGACATGCATGCATCTATTGAGTAGGACAGCGTATGGCTTAGTTTTTTCTGTTCTGTGATAAAATCCGCCACAAACATTGGGATCTCTACTTCCTGCGGTTCGTCTAGCAACTTAATCAATTCCAACGTTGTTAATTTATCAATCATCGGTCTTGGTCCGCTGCAATCTGAAGGTAAATGAGAAATATTCTCAATCAACTCCTGCTTATTCATGTGGCAAATCCTCTTCTTTTACGAATGATCCATCAATCCATTTACCCTTGCGATCTTTGATCTCGTTATAGGCGCCTTTGAAACATTCCAGGAATTCATAGCCTAAAATATTTCCGATTGATTTCAAGTAGGCTACAATGCGCACAAGGTT